TTACGAGTTCCAGCCGGCCGACGTGAGACAGCGCAGCCGATCCACAGCCACCTGGAAGTAATGCTCGCACACCTCGATGCCGACAAACTCCTTGCCCTGGCCAAGGGCGGCGACGCCTGTCGTGGCCGAGCCCATGAACGGATCGAGGATGCGCCGGCCGCAGGCCGCCACCAGGGACTCCATCAAGGCCAAGGGTTTGCCTACCTGGTGCAGCTTCTCTCCCGGCTTCTGCTGCACCCGGAACAGCCCGGCCGAGTAGGTCTCACCCGCCAGCGGCCCCTTGCTGCCCCAAACGAAGAACTCGGTCTGCGCCTTGAAGCCGCCCTTGTAGGGTCGGGCGCTGCCGGCCTTGTCCCAGACGCCCACGCCGCGCCAGGTGAAGCCGGCGGCCTGCAGCGCATCGGAAGTGACCGGCAACTGCCGCCAGTCGCTGAACACGATCATCAAGCCGCCCGGATTCAGCTTCTCGAAGCACAAGGCCATCCAGAGGGCCGACCAGTGCAAGTAGCTGCGCTGGTCTTTCGCGTCGCCGGCAAAGTCCGGCCATGCCGTCGCGCTGCTGTTCAGGTATTTCGCACCGGTCGAGGCCGCGCGGTTGCCCTTAGACTGCCCACCGCTCGAATACGGCGGATCGGTGACCACGGCGTCGAAGAAACCTGCCAGGCCGGGGATGACGGCCAGGCAATCCCCCTGATAAAGGTCGGCGCCTGGCAGACGTACATGCTGCGGATTGTTAAAGATCGGATGCTGCGGATGCTTGCTTTCCATGGAGTGTCCCCTTTCGGACGGACGCTCCAGGGCGCTCTTGTTCGCGGCTCGCGGCCTTCATTTGGTTGATGGCCCCACAGCGGGGGCATTTGATCGACAGGCGGATGTAGTCCGCTTCCGCCAGTTTCTTGTTGCAGTTACCGCAACGGATGACTTCCATGTTTGCTTCCTACGGTGATAGCCTCCGGCCCGCTGTGTGCACAGCACGGTGCCTTGGCTAAACGCAGGAGTAGCTGCGGGAGGTGGCCGCCCAGGGTGTTCCCGCACCCCGGACGGTCGCACCGTCTTCTTCTACGACAAATCCTTCCAGGGTGAGAATTTCCAGACCGATGACCGGAGCCGGTCATAGAGGTCGTTCGCCTGAGTCTGCGGCTCGTCGAGTTCGAGCTTGTACCCGAAGCGGCAGTAGATGCCGTACCGGCTGGAGAACGGATACAAGACTGCCGCTTGGAACAAACAGCCGAGCACCTGGCCGTCGCGCTCGGCCGTAATGAAGTGCCAGCCGAACTCATTTTCGGACGCCTGTGATGAGGTGCCGGCGAGCATGCGCAACGTGGCGCCCGTGATATCGATGGCCGTCGTGACGCGGGAGTAGTAGTTCGCGGGATTGCGCACGGCGGCCCACCACCACATACTGAGCCATGACGGATAGCGCCAGCCGCGTGCAGCGCACCAGTTGGCGAACCATCCTCGCTTGTCGCCAAGCATCCCGTCGCACGGGTTGTCCCAGCGCTCCGCCCAGGCCGGTAGGTTGACCCTCTGCCAGTTCCCAAACTCCGGGTACAGCGTGAATGGAACCGACGTCGATGCGTCCGATGTTCGGAATGGCAGAGCGATGGCGACGACGATCAAGCCGAGCAGGTTGATCGGCATTTCGCGCAGGTACAGGGCCGCACCGCGCCGGAACCACTCCGAGACGACGGCTTGCGGCGCACCATGGAGCACTGCGGTACGGCCGCAGGCGTAGGCCGCAGCGCACGTCGCACCCATCAAAACCGCGAGTGCGAGCAGGCAGGTGCCGACGATCCAGGTCATTGCACCGCCTCGTCGCCGTAGGCGTCCGGCCAGCCGCCCGAGTAGTCGTAATCGGCCGGGTCGGCGCTGCGAAGCATGGCGGCCTTGTGTTGCTCTGCGGCGTCGTCGATGGCCATCGCTGCCGCGATGCCGGCGGCCATGATGCGCCTGAGCAGACCGTAGGTCATGTCGACCTCACCTTTCTGCTCGACGTCCAGTGGCCGCCAGCCGGCACGCACCACAGTGTCGTCGGAGACGCCGTCAGCGGCGGCCTGGTCGGCGAGCAGCTTGTAGCGCAGCGCCGAGCGCGAGTCCGTGTCGTACCAGCGACCGTCGACGAGGCAGCCGCCGTATTCTGTGCGGCGGTCACGCTCCGCCTTGATAAATTCCCAGACCTGCGCCTTTGAGAGCTTCGGCTTGCGTAGCTGATCGGCTTCCGCTTCCGTGATGGGGGTCAGTTCTGCGGCGATGAAATCGTCTTGAGAACCATCGGCGGCATAGGCGAACACGCTTCCAGAGTCGTCTTTAAAGTATTTCATTTCCCACCTCACTCCTTATCTAAGCTCGTTCCATGCCGACAACGTTGCCCCAGCGACGCTCCATGTAACCGAGTACGTGCCGCCAGGAGGAACGATGAAACAGCAACTGGAAATGGTATTTACGGCGCTTGAGCTATTTGCCGCAGTGAGGATTCCGTTCACCGTGAATTGAATTGATCCGGACGCCGTTGAAGAGTGGAATGCCGAAGCGGAAACAAAAATCGCCTTTCCCGTTGTGTTCGTGTAGGTGGTCGCTAATGCCCGACTTCCTATAACGCTTTGCCAAGTTTGATCAACGCCGAGTCCGCTGGTAACGCCCTTTGCCGGATTGAGCAGCACCCATTTATCGAGTGCGGCGTCGTACTGAAATTTGAGCCAGTGCCCACTGCCTGCAATATCGCCGATGCTCAGCGCTGCGCCAGCCCCCTTGACGAGGGGCTTGGCCGCGATGGAGCCGCTGTTCGGCGTGAAGGTCGGCGTGGTCGTCGCGTTCGCCGAGGCGGCGCGAACGTAGAGCGTCATGCCGTTGATCAGCTCGGTAATCGCCGGGTCATAGACTGCCGTGATCGCGTCAGCCGTACCGCCTGCAGCACTGACGGCCCCGAGATTCCCTCGGGAAATTATCTTGATCCCCTTGAAAACCTGCAGGTTGTCGGCCCCGTCCGGCGTTTGCCCACTACCCTCAATAACCCCGAGATTTTCCTCCTGCACTCCATTCAGCCATTCCGCCGTGATCTCGGTCGGCGGCCGACTCGTGGCCACATCCTCCACCACGAACATGTGGTCCACATGCCCGGCGCCGTCAATTCTGTCCATAGTTCACCTCGCCTCCGACTCCTGTAATGTCCTCGAACCACAGATACACATGGGATTGCTTGAAGGCCATCAGGGCATCCCACAGCACCTTCGGATTGACCACCGAACGGTAGTAGCGCACCTGCATGACGTAGCGGCCGCGCGTACCCCACACCCGGTCGCCGACATGGCTGCCGACTCGCAACGGCCCGACCAGGTGGTCGATCCGTGCCAGCTCGACCGGAAACGTCGTCTCCGGCGCCGCGTGGCTCCATACCCGGTCACCGACGTGACTGCCGACCGCGAACGTCTGGCGCGGCATCGTCTCGGTCAATCCACCCAGGGCCTCCGCCGCAACCTGCCGATACGCGCTGATATGCCAGCTACCAACCTTCGGCCGATGCGTCTCGATGGCGTTATCCAGAACGCCCTGGACCTCGGCATCCACGCGGGCGAGTTCGACGGCCGTGCCGAGCAGCATGCCGTCGCCCAGGCCACCGGCCGGCCAGTCCCAGGCTGCGCCGGGCGGCAGCAGCGCGGCGATGGCATCGGCGAACTCGCGCGCGGTATGCGCCGTGAGCTTCATAGCCAGGCAATCGGCTCAAGCACGAGCACTTGGCCAGCCTCGACCTCGATGTCCGCAGTCGGCGCGAGGCGCGTGTATTGCGTCGTCACAGTGGCGATCGCCGCGTCGAGTTCCGCCATGGCCAGCAGCGACGTCTCGCTCTCTTCGGCCAGCACGGCCGCGCTGACGGCGCTGGCGATGGCGGCCCGGTTGGCCGTGGTGTCATAGCCTGCCAGCAGGTGCAGGGAGACATTCACGGCGCGCTTGATCGGCGCGGCGACCCGCCAGTCCGCATTCGCCGGGGCGATGTCCAGCAGGAACTCGGAGACCGCGTCCAGCACGGCTTGCGACGGCTTCCGGTCGGTCAGGCCGTTGCAGATCGGCCGCACGAGCACGGTGCCCAGACCCAAGACATGACGCTGCACCAGCGCTCCGGTCACGGACGGATGCGCATTCTTCGCCCAGGCCCGGTAATCCTCGTCTTTGCCCGACCGGGCGCCGCGTGTGGTCACCGTCTGCCACTCATCGGCCACGCGCTCACGCCAGTCGTCAACGTCCTCTTCTTCCTCGCCGCCGGTAAGGCCGGCATCATCAACGGTCAAGGTGCTATCGCAGCCGGGGATGATGTCGATCAGGGTCAGTGTCTGCCCGGCGGCCAGGTTGCCGTCGCTACCCGTAGTATTGCAACGGATCGACACCGCCGTCGTACCGCCTGCCAGCACTACGGCAGTCAACACGGTGTAATCCAGCCCGTTGGTGCCGCGCAACAGGGTATCCGCCAGAATTTGCGTCCCCGCCGTGCCGGTGGCCAGCACAGGCCCCGTGGCAGCCGTTGCGCGCAGCCGATCCACGCCGTAGAGCGTAGCCCAATCGGGAAGCCGTTCTTCCTCGCAGGTAAGCGGCGAACATTGCTTATCGACCCACTCCAGATGCCCATGCTCGCCGTGACAGGCGCGCGCCCAGGCGACGGACAACGGACCGCGCAAAACCGCTGGCAGCGCGGCCAGATCGGCGGCGATGCGGGTCAGCAGGTCGGGATAACTGGGTCGGGCGTAGGCGGTCACAGCGCGGCTCGCACAAGGAACTTGCGTCCATTGTGCAAACCCGTGACCTCAAGGAACACGCTGGAAATGTTTCCCGCCGGCTCCGATAGCGTTACCTCCGTGACCTCGACGTCGGTCAAGGCCGGTGCCCGTGTGGTCAAGGCAGTGCGCACCATGGCCAGCGCCTCGCGCCGCGCGGCGCTGTTCAACGGCTGCCGGCGCACATGCCACAGACCGCTGCCGGCGTCCGGGTCGGCGAACCAGCCGCGCCGGTCGAAGCTGTCGTCGACGCGTCCGGACGGCGCCTCGGCATCGGTGTAGAGCACGCCGTAGACCAGCGTGGCCGCCGCCGCATCGGCGTCGGCCTGGGCCGGATCGTCCGCCTCCAGATCGAAACGCCCCCAAGACGTCTGCACCAGTTTCAGCATGATCACTCCATCTTCTGAGTCGGCGTGTTCGTCTCGCCGTGGGCATCGTTTTCGTGGTGGGTATGGCTGTCGTGAAGGGCACGCATACCGCTCATCGTCCGGCCCGAGGAATCGCAACGGTCCTTGACCTCGCCGGTCACTTCAAGCAGCTGAGTCTCCATGCGCACCTTCGGCGTGTTTATGTAGGTCACCGGCTTGCCGGCACCGTCGATCACGATGCCATCGCGCGTCAGATGCACCTTCTGTCCCTGATCGTCATGTAGCGCTACCTCGCCCTCGACGAGATCGGCCTGATACCGCTTGTCGCCGATCACGATGGCCACGCCGTAGGAACGGTCGCCGGACGGGAACAGCAGATAGGTCTGACAGCCGGGTTTGGGCCGGTAGGAAAAACCATACGGCTCGATGCGGTTGAGGTTGGAGAGCGGTTCCTCGGAAAGCACACGCGCCTGCACCTTATCGGCGCCGATCCGCAAGCCGACGCCGTGGGCAAAGAGCAGTTGCAGCCGGTTCCAGATTTGGCCGATCACTTTCGCGCCCCCTTCACTCCGGCCCCGCGCTTGGCCTTCTTCTTCTCTTCGCCGACGAAGGCATTCCGGTGCATCACCTGCAGCATCGTCACGCGGCCGCCCCTGTCATCCAGCCGGCGCGACAGCTCGCCGATCAGGAACACGCCGTCGATGCCTTCCTGCGGGATGATGACGCGCACCTGAGTGTTGATCGCCCACCGTTGCCAATGGCCATCGGCGTCGAGATACTGCCAGCCCTGGACCTCCAGCTCGATGCGATGCGCGCGCGCCAGGCGCCGGTTGCGCTCCAGGTTCGCCCGCCGATCACAGCCGCCCAGCCCCTGGCCATGCCGGTCGGCGACGATGTGCATGGGGCGGAAGAAATCGAGGCCGTTATCCTTGACCGCACCCTTCAACGCCGAGTCGCTGGCGTAGTTGTACCCCTTGATGACGTAGTCGGAGAACCGCAGCTTGAATTCGTCGACCACCTCGTAGGACTTGATGTGCACCCCGTATTCCAGCGAGGCAACCGGCGCAGCGCTGGTCGGCTGGGTCAGGATCAGGCCGCCGTCCGGCAGCGGGTACAGCAGCAGGTTCGCCGCCCGGACCGCGTTGATCAAGGCATTGGCCGGGATCTCGCACTGCATCGAAAAATCCGGCACCACCGCCGTCTCTGTAGCGATCTGCACAGGCACTTTAAAGGTGCCGCAAATGCGCTTCACGATCTCGCCGAGCTTCAAGCCGGAAAGCGTCTGCGAATACTGGCAATCCACCAGCTCCCGGCCCAGCGAGCGCGCCTCGATGTGGATCGTGTGGCTGTCGGCATCGACCTTGCGGCGCACGTTGTCCGGCCGCACCGTGGTCACCAGGCCGCCACCGATCAGCACGTCGGCTACCGTGTTGGCCGTCAGCCCCAGCCGGCTTTCCACCTCCGCGCCGGTGCCCGGCCGTGTGATCGCGAGCCGTACCGAGGCGCACAGATCGTCCACCGATTCCCGGATGTCGACCCGCTGCCAATAACCGTAGCGCTGGCCATCGAAGCGTAGTTCGACCTGGGCGGTGTCCGTCACGTTAGCCATACACCGTACCCTTCAAGAACAAGGGATGCCGCACGGCATTACGCGCGAGGAACACCGATTCATCCACCTCCAGCCGATGCGCCAGGACGATGGCCGGCAGCGGCGATACCACGTTGCGGGTGACCGCCGGCTTCAAGTCCTGCGCCAGCAGCGCCTCGATCACGGCCGTGCGGGCGTTCACGGCGGCCTGGAAAACTTCGTCCGGCAGGCTCGGCAGCAGGGTATCGACGGCCGTCACGAAACTCCCCAACACCGCATCCCGGTCGGCCTCCGCCTGGTAATCCGCCATCGCCACCTGAGCGGCGGCGGTCACCAGCAGCCGGCTGCGCAAGGCCTCTTCGCGGATCAGGTTGCGCCGTACCGCGCCATCCGTGGCGGCCACGCCAGTGAGCTTGACGGCATCCCGCGCCGTGGCGGCCTTGGAGATCCGCGCCACCACGCGCGGCCGTTCGGTGTCGGCCACGTCGTGATCGTCCGCGCCGCCGCCCAGGACATCCGCCAGCCCTCGCAGGGCCGTGGCATAGGCGGCCGGCAGGCCCATCAACGTCGCCAGATCGTTCTTCACGCCGGCAATCAGGTTCTGCACCTGGCTGGCCCAGGTGAGCGGCAAGGTGGCCAGGGAAATCGCCTGCCGCAGCGTCTCCAGCTTCTGCTGCACGGCCGCCAGGAAGCCCGTCATGCCGTCCGCGCTCATCGACTCCAGGCTGAAGTCATCCACCGCCACGTCGGCCAGCGTGGTAATACGGCTGTACGCCACGTCGACCCTGTCCGGCGTCGGCTGCACCGTCTCGCCGCCCTCGACGAATTCGATGCCGACCGCGCAGAAGCCGCCTTTTTCGTTGCTCTCCTGAACTGACCAAGAACGCGCGCGGACCCACAGCCGGCCGAGCCACGGATGGTTGAGCCAATCCGCCCCCGGCTCGGCCAGCTTGGCCAGGAAACCATTGCGCTCCAGGTCGTAATCGGGGCCGATGAAATAGGCGTTGAGCTTCCAGTCCCACGCCTTGCCGCCCATATCCTCGACCAAGGGCGTATCGGCGCCGGGGTACTCATGCACCACCAGGCGGCGACCGCCGTTCGCGTCGTGGCTGTCGGTCAGGAACTCGAAGTCGCGGAACGAGGCGCGGGAAAGGCGATCAGTCCAGCTCATCTGGGTGCCCCAGTCCAGAAATTACCGGTATTCATCTGCACGTTGCCGCCGCTGGTCTGCATGGTTTGGTTTTGCAGAACCAAGCCAGGCGCCAGCCCGACGGTCATCCTGGCATTGACGTCGACGGGTTTTTGCTCGGCCGGCTTCAACAGGTCTTTGATGCCCTCCCAGGCCAGGCCAAGACCGCCGCCGATCAGCGCGCCGATACCCGTTCCGACAACAGGAATGAAGCTGCCGGCAGTAGCGCCGAGCGCCGCACCGTTCAAGGCTCTCGAACCGTAGCGTGTGATGGCCGATTCCTCGCCGAATGCCTTGTCCAAGACATAGTCCCCCGCCATCGCGCCGACGCCGGCGATGCCGCCGACCTTGGCCAGACGCATCGCCCCTTGACCAAAGCGGCCGGCGGTCGCCCATTCGGCGGCCCGGCCAATGGCACCGACGCCCGGCACCTTGCCACCCATGGCCACGGACGCCAGGCCGGCGGCGCCGGCCAGCGCGCCGAGCGCCGTCGTGGCCAGCGTGGTGGCGCCCACTAGGAACGGATGCTTGGCGGCCAGATCGGCGAACGCCTCGGCCGCCCGGCTGATCGCCGGGGTCAGGCTGTCCATGGCTGCCTTCTGGCCGATATCCTTCTGCTGTTCCGCCTGCCGCAGCTTGAACGCCCCTGTGCCGGAGATCATCTCGTAGTTCTGATCCCCGGCGCCGCTCGTGGCGACATCGTTGGCCTTGACCTTGCCCAGCACCTCCTGCATGTAGTCCCGGTTGTTCATCAGGCCAAGCAGGGCCATCATGGCCTGCCGGTCCTGCACCAGCTTGCCGATGCCCGCGCCCTGGGCGACGGTCGCCATGCTCTCCAGGGTGGCGCGCTTTTCCTCATCGGTCCCGGCCGATTTCAATCGCTTCTGCAACGCCTGGTAGTCGGCCCGGCCGGCCACCGTTTTGTCGACCAAGGCCGCGAAAGCGTCGACGGAATCCACGCCCTTGGCGCGCTGGTCCTGCAGGTACTTCGGCAGGTCGATGCCGAGTTTCTTGGCATCGTTGGCCGTATCGCTGGAATTGATCTTGGTCAGCAGGTTGACCACGTTGTTGCCGGCTTCATCCTTGGTCCCGGCCGTGATCGCGGCGGCCTGATTCAAGGCCGCCAGCTTGGCGAAGCCGGCCCGGCCCGACAGCCCGGACATGGTGGCGGCCGCCATCTGCTGCGGCAACCATCTGGCCATGTCTTTCAGCTCGAAGCCGCCCGCCTGTCCGGCGGCAATGGCCATGTTCATGATGTTCGGCAGATCGGCCGCGCCGATCTTGAAGGTCTGCATCGCGCGGATGCCGATGCCGGCCAGTTCGGTGGGATTCGCCCCCGAGGCGCTGGAAAAGCGCATCAACTGCGGCAGCATGGCCATGGCGTCCTGGCTGCCGACCGCACCGGAAGCGATCAGGGTGTCCAGCGTCTCGGCGGCCTGCTCGCGCGTGCCACCGCCGCCCTTGCCGACAGCCCGATTGATGGCCGCCTCCAACTGCTGCATGCCGATCTTGCGTCCGGCCACGTCGCGCTCGGCGTAGGCCGTGTTGGCCATGTGCGCCAGGCGTTCGTCGAACGACATCGCCGCCATGGCCGGCGCCTTGAGGGTATAGGCCGCCGCACCAACCCCGGCGACGACGGCGGCGCCAGTGCGCAGCACCTTCTGCCCGCGTTCCAGGTGGGCGGCTTCCTCGGCCGCCTTGCGTTGCGCGGCGGTCAGCTTGCCCATTTCGTTGGTCAGTTGCGTGACCTTCTGCCGCACCTTCTCCTGCGCGGCGGCCAGCTCGTTGGCCGAGGCCTTGCCCGAGCTGGCCAACCGGTTGTACGCCGCTTCGGTCTGCTGGATTTCGCGCTGGATGGCGCGCTCGGAGCGGATGCCGAGCACTTCCCTGGCCTGGGAGAGTTTTTCGTAGCTGCCGCGCTGGCGGTTGCTCGACCGCTCGGCATCATCCGCCGCTTTTTTGGCCGCGCGCTCGAAGGCGGTAGCCATCTTCTGCGCGGTCTGATCGGCCCCGCGCACGACCGCCCCGGCGCCTTGGGCTGTGCCATCCTTGATGCGGATGACGAGTTCCGCGTTGACGCTGCCGTTGCCAGCCATGAAAAAAGCTCCAGACCCAAGGGTGACTGGAGCTTATTCGGCCGGGCTGGCTACCGGCAGGCGGGAAATGTTTCCTGCCGGCCTCGACGGGATTACCTGAACTTCCTGCCGCTCATGATGGCGGCCAGATCGGCCAGCATATACAGCTTGGCCAGCGGCAGCGCCTCGATCACGGGTAGCGGCTGATGCATCACGTGCATCAGCAGCCCCACGGCGGTCAGGATTCTAAGGGCTTTTTTTGCGCGGCATCCTCGCCGGCCTCGGCTTCGTCGGCCTGGATCAGATCGTCGGCGATCTTCTCGGCGGCCCGGTAATCGGGGCCGCGCAGCTGGCGGATCAGGCTCTCGTCGGTGCCGGTCAGGCTGGCGATCAGCGCAATCCGCTGCGCCACGCCGCCGCGCTGGTCGAAGGCCAGGTAGTCGCCTGCTACCGTGTAGTCGCGGAAGGTCAGGGAATCGACGGTCTTCTTGCCGAAGGTGAGCGGATGCTTGAGGGGATGTTTCATCGTGGTTTCCTGGAAGGGTCAAGGTCTGGAATCGCCGTAGCGCAGGTGCCCTCGAAAGAGCGGCGGCGGAATCAACCGCGGTTTCGGCTGCACCGGCACGTAATGCAGCACGCGCCAGTGCCCGTTCCGCTGCCGCCGCCCCCAGAGGAAATGCGGGCCGGGGTAATACGTGCTGCGCCGGATCAGCAGATAGCTGTCCGGGTGCCTGAACCACATCCACAGGGCGAAGAACAGGCAGTTCGACATGGCCTAGCTGATGCGCTCGGATTCGTTGGCCATGATCGTCAGCTTGCTTTCGCTGTCGCCGACCGCCACGGTATCCGCCGCGAAGGCTTGCGACAGCATGTACACACTGCCGTCCGACAAGCGCACCGTGACGTCTTCATCCTTGATCGCGTTGAGCGCGTCGATGTCGATGCCGGGCACCAGATTGACCGAGAGTTCCAGCTTGGCCGGCGTGCCGGCCTCCGTATAGCCGCCGTCTTCCGGCAGGCGGCCGGCCTTGTGCTCGCGCTTGGTGCCGCTCGGCGTGAAGGTGCCGGGTTTTTCCGCCAACGGCAGCTTGCCGATGGACGGTACCGAGACGGTACGGATGTTGGTGAGTTGCGCCATAAGTCAGTCCTTTCTGTGACGGGATCAGTACGTCGGCACGGCCTTGCGGAAGCGGCTGCGGCCGGCCAGGATGTAGAACGGCGAGTTGATGACCGGATCGTCGCGGTAATCGAAGCGGCTCGGGTTGTCGGCGTTCTGCTCGACGATCAGGTTTTCCTTGTAGTAGGAATACGCCTGCACCCAGCCCTTCTCGGCCATCAGGTCGTTCTTGTAGAGCGAGAGCAGGTACGCCCGCACGCTGTCCTCGGTCGTGATCGGCAAGCCGGGCCGGTAGCCTTCGTTCGTCTTGGCCGCCACCGTGCCACGGAAGCGCTGGATGGCGCCGATGCGCTGCTCGTAGCGGATGCGCTCCATCACCTCGGCGACGTTGATGTCGAGATAGGCATCGTCGGTGCTGCCGTCCGAACGGGTCTGGTACATCGAGATCAGCCGCTTGATGTAGCAGGTGCCGTCCGTGCCGACTTCCATCAGCGACATGCCCTTGTAGAGCAGGCTGTTGCTGTTCGTCCAGTCGAAGTAGCTGGCCCCCACCAGGCCGGGCAGCTCGGTGCCTTCGAGCGAAATCACCGGGTTGTTCCACAGCTTCTTGGCGGCGGCGCCGGCCAGGCAGGCGGCGGCTTCCCACGTCGTCGGCGGGTTGTGTTCGAGCGAGAGCGCGCAGATATGCTCGTAGTTCTTGCTCTCGCCGTAGGCCACCGCGCTGGCGTAGTCGCCCCGGAAGGCCGTGAAGGCGCGGAAACCGGCCTGCACTGGCGGCTTGTAGCGCGCCCGGCTCTCGGCATGCCAGGCGGCCAGCATGGCATTGCCGTTGATGCCCAGCGCCACGTAGCGGTACCAGCGTTGCATGCCCAGGATCGCCGTGAGGTCGCCGGGGTCCGGGTCGCCCACGCCGTCTTCCATCGCGGCCAGGGTGATCACCAGCCCCTCGGGCATATCCTCGCCGTACAGGTTGAGGCGCAGGTCGATGGCATTGCCGCACGTGCCCTTGTGCCGCGCGGTGAGCGTGACGACGGCGCCGGCCGCCGCTGCCGTGACCGGTACATCCGGCCCCTTGGCCGTGATCGCGGCGGCGATGGCCGTGGCGATCTGTGCCGGCGTCTGGCCGGCGGAAACGCCCACGCTGACGGCGCGCTGCGCGATGTAGAGGTACAGCGTGCCGTCGTCGGTCGCCGCCGAGGTCACCGTCAACGTACCGGTAGCCGCCACGCCGGCCGGGTTGTCGGCGTAGGGCAGCATGTACAGGTCGAAGGTCGAATCGGCCTCGCGGTAGGCGGCGGCCATCTGCGCCAGCATCGAGCCCTCGCCGGCCTTGTCGATGGCGTCCTGCACGCCGGAGAGCAGCACGATCTCCCCGGCCGGCGCGGTGCCGGTCGGTAGCTTCTGCCCGACCAGCAGCACGATGGGCAGGCCGTCGCCCAGGCCGGCCAGGCTGCCGTCGATCTCGACATACGCGCCCGGATAGCGCAGGGCGGCGGGGACTTCGCTAAAGGTAATGGTCATCGGCGTTCGCCTCCATGTGGTTGATGCCGGAGAAAACCGGCTCCGGGTCCGGCAGGTAATTGGTAATCAGCGCGTCGAACAGGTAGCGGTCGCGCCAATAGAGGTCGCCGTCCGTGTATTCGAGCACCTGCCCGCCGCCGAACTTGAGCGGCCGCACGCCCGGCTCAATCTCCCAGCCGAGCAGCCGCTCCTTCACCGCCAGGCGGTAGGCCAGCAGGATGTCGTCGGTGTCGCCGTCCGCGTGGCGGCGCACGTTCTCTATGGCGATCACCGCGTCGAAGGCCAGCGTCACGTTCTCGGCGCGCTCGCCGGCATGCTCGACGCGATCCGCCGCGCGCACGATCCAGGCGGCCGGCAGCGGCAGCGCATCCGGCCGAATCTGCGCATACTCGGCCGCGCCGCCCACCTGGCGGAACCACGGCCAGACGAAGCCGGCCGGCGCGGGCCGCAAATGCTTGATGACGGGCGTCAGCGAGATCACGGCCAATCCTCCAACGGCCAGGGCGTGCGGCCGTAGCGCGACGGCCCGCTCTCGATGATCGCCACGTCGTCGGACGGCACCGGGTCGGACGGTTCCGCCGGAATCAGGTTCAGCCGCCCCTCGGCATGCGCCCTGAGCGTGGCGACCACCCCGTCGTAGGCCGATTGCACTTCCTTGGTCATGCGCTCGGCGCCCTGCAGGTAGTAGAGCGCCACGGTCGAGGCCAGGCGCGCCAGCAGCGTCGTCTGTACCGTCGCCGGGATGCCGTAGGAGAGGATCAGCGCATCGGCGTCCGCCAGCGCCTTGTCGATGGCGTCCAGCGCGCCGGAGAGCGCCGCTTGCACATCGACGGGATAACCGGACAGATCGCCCCCCGCGATGGCCACGCGCAGGGCATCGTCCGGCGGCATCATCATGTCGGCCGGCACGGCCAGATTGACGAGCCGCCGGGCGTTGCTGCGCGCCAGCAGATCGGAACGGGAGGCGAAGGTCATTTACTTGCCCGTTTTCTTGCTCTTGGCCTTGACTGGGGCATCCGGCACGGTGGCGGATTCGCCCGCCGCATCGGCCGGTGCAGCCGCCGGGGTGTCGGAATCGTCCGCCGTATCGGCTGGTGCAGCCGCCGGGGTGTCGGAACCGCCGGTGACCGGGACATTACTGGCGCTATCACCTGCCGAGTCATCCTCCATGTCATCCGGGCGCGTTTCCGACACCTCCAGCATCTGCTCGGCTTCCAGGCGCTTGGCGGTGGCTTCGTCGACGTCCTCGACCTTGCGCCACGCCTTGGAAAACTTCATCGCGCAGCGGAAGAAAGCCTCGACGACTGCCTTCTGCCGGATGCGCACGTAAAGGGTTTTCATGGTTCGATCTCCTGCCGAGCCGAGCCTTCAGCCCCCGGCGGACAATCCCGCCGGGGGGTCGCTGGGGCGCTCTCGGGGTTGTATGCGTTAAAGGGCCATCCAGGGCGAGACGAACAGCTCGACCTTGTTGTAGTTGGTGTTGCTGGCGCCGTTGGCCTTGGTGACGGCCTTCAGCAGTTCCTCGGCCGCCGCCATGTTGTCCGGGCCGACGACGAGCAGATTGGGGACGATGCCCAGGATGCGGTCGCCATCGCCCTTGAACTTCATCATCGCCTTGAAGGCGGCGTTGAAGTTCTCGACGTTCAGCGTGGCCTTGGAACCGAAGGCGAGCTGCCAGAAGCCACACAGCGCCTCGCCGCGCCAGCGTCCGCCGTAGCTGATCATGTCGTTCTCGAAAACACCGTCGCTGTTCGCCGCATTGGTCTTCGCGACGAGTTGCGCCTTGATCCGCTCCTGCAGATAGAAAGGCTGCGGCGCGCGCGCCGTGCAGAGCAATGCCCACGGCTCGCCGGTGCCCTCCTGCAGGTTGCTGATCGTGGTCGCCGCCCCGGTGCCGTCTTCGTTCGCATAGACCGGATGGTCGGTGTCGAAGAAGAACTGGCTGTCGTAGCACACCGTCGAGAAACCCGCCGCCACCTGGCCGAAAACCAGATCGTTCTGCAGGTCATAGACCGACTCGCCGTAGCTTTCCGAGACGTCGCCGTACATGCCGTACTCGTCGTCTTCGACCTTTTCGACCGGGATGTCGAGCGTGTTCTCGAACTTGCGGTTCTTGACCGTGAAGGCGGTTTCCTTCGCCACCTTGTGCGTGCGTGAGCCAACCCACTCGCGGAAGGCCGGGAAGGCCGACAGCCATTCGTAGGTGTTGGACCCGCCATCGCTGGTGATAGGTTTGGCGACCTTGCGCCAGTCTTCCTTCTTCTGTGCCAACCCCTTGTTGAAACGCGCCTTGATCGTGGTGTTGAGCGCATCGATTTGCGCCTGGGTGAGCGGACCTGCCATGGTGATTCTCCTGATGAAATGAGTGGGAACTGCCGGAGCTGCTGGCTTACAGCCTTAGCCTCGGGCCTTGAGGAAGTCCTCGGGAGTGACGCCCATGCGTTTGCACATGGCCAGTTCCTGCTCACTGAGCTGGCCGGCCGCGGCGGCGCCGGGCTTGCCGGGCTGTCCCTCGGTCTGCTTGTTCAGCATGGACAGCGGCTTGACCGCCTCCAGGTACTCGGTCAGCTCGGCCAGCGACCGTTTCTCCGCCCAGGGCTTTTGCGCCGGCGGCAGGCGGCCATCCTTGAGCGCGGCGGCCAGCAGGTCGGCGTGCTTTGCCTTCTCGTCGGCGGCGGCCTTGTCGGCGACTTCCTGGCGCAGCACGGCGAGGTCGGCCGTCGCCTTGTCGCGTTCGGTGGTCAGGTTGGCGACCGTGGTTTTCAGGGTGGCGCACTCGGCGGTCAGCGCCGTCATGCTGGTTTTCAAGGAATCGCGCTCGGTCGTAAGCGCGGCCAGTTGCTCCGGAGTCATTTCGAGGTCTCCCATAGTTGAACCGGGAATACCCCCGGCGGTAAGAAACAGGTTGGCCAGGGCGCCGACCGGGATCGCGGACAGCGCCGCGCGGCGCACGAGATCGACGGCGCCCAGGTCGCCGAGCGCCGGGTTGTTGGTGAGCGCCACCGACAAAAGCTGAATGACGGCGCCCGTCTTCGGATCGAACAGGAAGCACGGCGAGCTGTAGCGGTACTTTTTCTTGGTGATGGCTTCGGCGGCGTCATCGACCCAATCGACGTGCGCGAACAGGCCGCGCCCGGCCACGTACACCAGGCGGTCGATCCAGCCGGCCGCGATGCTGTCGCCGTACAGGCTGTTGTGCTCATAGTCGTAGAGGATCGGCTTGCCGTTTTTCTCCAGCGCGGCGATCAGCGCTGCGGCGATGGCCGCATCCATCTTCCAGTCGAGCAGCGCGCCGTTGGTCAGACTCGCCGGGCGGCCGTCATCGGAGCGGAACAGGCCATCCGGCAGAATGTGGGCGTTGCAGCCTTCCGGGTAATCGGTACCGGTGCCGAGTTCGAGCACCAGGGCGGCGATTTGACCAGGGAAGGATTGCGGTTTGGACACGGCATGCTCCGTTGATTCGACGGAAGCATTTTTGCCGTGGGACGAAATTGAGTCAGGATGGGAAATGTTTCCCACCCGACCTTTTTTGGAAGACCGCCAGAAACGCGATCTGAGGCGTTTTTCCCCTACGCCTGCGGCCATCCTATTCCGGACGGTCCGAAACGCGCTTTCAAATGGCCATCAAACGCGACGAGAGGCATTTGCGTCGCAGCGTCAGGGGTTGATATTCGGCCATTTGGTCAAAACAGCCTGAATTGCCCCTCGTCGTCGATGGCCTGATAGACATCCAGCACGTCGTCTTCCCGGCGGATGTTGACGATTTGCCTGGCCGAAAGACGATAGTGGCGGGCCTGCGCGTTGATGCTCATTCTGGAGCGTTTGATCTCCGCGTCGCGCACGAGCTTGAAAAGCTTGTCGGCCTTCGACATCGTGCAGCGGCCGTTTGAATCAAGGTGCGGGGCCAGCGTCAGGCGCAGGCGGGCCAGTTCGTCGGACGAAAGCCCCAGCGCCTGGGTGCGGTAGGCCGGAATGCTGACATTGACGCCGCCATGATCGGTCAGCCATGCCCGCGCCCGGCCGAAGCCAAGGGCGCGTACCACGGCCCGCAGGACCGGGGGCAGCATCTTGAGCAGTTCCTCGTCGACTACAGGCCAGGCGTTCTCCGGCACGGGGGCCGGCGCGGCGGGCAGGCTCCGGCGGTGGCGCGGCAGTCTCATGCTTCCCCTCACTCCCGGCCGAGCCAGCCCTTGAGGGCTTCGGTAATGCGCTGGCATTCGGTGACCGCCAAGCTGTCCAGGTCCGGCACCTCGCGGCCCACTTGGCGGGCGCAGAAGGCCAGCAAGGCCGGGCGCGTGGCCCTGGCGACCTTACCGGCCTGGCCGAGCTTGCCCCACAGGCGCACCAGGTGCGCGATGCGCGGCGGCACCGATTGGGCGGACGTGCCGCGCCAGCCGGGCTGGAATACCTGCTTGTGGCGCGGCCAGCCGCGCCGCTCGTAGTCGTCGAGGACGGCGCCGAGCTGCGGCACGTTCATCGTGCTGGCGGACACGCGGCCGTCCATCATGACCGCGCCGTGCCGGGTGAGCAGATCGCGGTGGGTGTCCTCGTTCCAGCCCGGCAGATTCTTGAGCGCCCAGCCCTTGGCGATGCCGACCAACTGGCGGTAGTGCTTGATCAGGTCAGTCATGGCCGGCCTCCAGGTGGGCCTTGAGCCGCATCAGCTTCTCGACCTTCGCCAGATCGACCAGGCTGTCGCCGACCATCAGGCGAAGCTGACCGATCATGATTTCGACGTCGGCGATCTCGCTGGCAAGTGCGTCGCGTGCGATCCGGTCGCGGAAGAAATACTGCGGCAAGGCGGCGACAAGCTCGCCGCATTCCTCCATGGCCATCAGCACCTGCGCGGCCTGGCCCCACTTGTCGATAGCCGCCTGGTATAGCGCCTGTTCATTCATACGCCACCTCCCAGGGCCAATTGCTGATCGGCGCCGCCGACGCCGCGATTGAGCTGGGCATCGCGTCCGGAGCGGCCACCGGCGGCGTAGTCGCCGTATTCGTGGTCACGGAGCTTGCGGCCGTCGTTACGATTGCGAGCTTGCACGTTGCGCAGGCTCGGGTAGTTCTTGGCCATGTAGGCGTCGATGGCGGTCGTCTGTTCGTCGGTACCGGCGAAGGCGTTGATGGTGGCCGTCACCGACAGTACCCAGCCCTCGCTGAACAGATCGGCGCGGCGCGTCTTGGTGGCCACCTTGCACCGTTTGAGTTTGGCCTTGATGTGTTCCTCACGTGCCCGCTTGGCCTGGCGGTGCAGGACCGCGAAGGCGTAGTGGGCAACCTCCGGCGCCGCGCCACAGCCAATGAAGCACCATGTACCCGGCAGGTTCCAGAAACCGCTTGAGAAAATCACCCGGCAGCCGAAGGCATCGCCGACCTTCACGGCCAGCATGGTTTCCCAGTTGGCGGGGTGGGACTTGGCCCCGGCCTTCGCCCGGCGCTCTTCGGCGTCGACGGCCTGGATGTCCAGGTCGGTGACGCCGTGTGCTTCCATCAGCTTGCGGGCTTGGCGCAGGGCGGCCTCGGCCTCGTGCTCATTGCTGCTGGCGGACAAGGCCAGGCATTTCTTGATCTTGTCGAGAATTTTGGCGTGGTCGCTCATGATCCCTCCCAGGCATCCAACGGCATATGGATGGGCTCGTCGCTCCACAATGCCTTTTCACTGGCATGGGCCATCTCCAGGCCATCCCGGTCGAAATCGTCATGGTCGAAGTCGATCTGCTCAAGCGTGTACATCAGCCCGAACCCTGCGCCGCCGTCGAAGACGAGGACGGGCTGCAGCGGCCATGATCCCGGGAGCGTGTACCAGTACCACCCCGGTATATTCGGGCGGCACGTCGTTAGTACCATGTCACGCCTCCGCCACGTCGATTTCGAACGGCTGGACGATGAAATCCTCGACGCCCGTCACGATGGTGATACCGGCGATGCCGGCCACGGCCTTGGGCTCCGCCAGCATGGCTTCCTTGTTCGGTTCATCCTTGGTGCGGATGAAGCGCGACAGCCCCAGGGCGCGCAGGGTTTCCAGCACCTTGTCCACGGCGCGGATGCTGACGCTGGGCGGACGCTGCCGCCATGCCACTTCGCCGGTGATCAGGTTGGCCGTTTTGCCACCGCCCGCACACAGTTCGGCACGGTGCGCTTCACACCACGTGTGAATGCCGTTCGTCAGCGTTTCGACGCGCGTCCGGAGCGCGTCGATCTCGCCTTTGCGTGCGGCCGTGATTTCGGCGATCCGGTCATTGATCTCGGTTTCCAGCCGCGTCAGTTCGCGCTGGGCGTCCCCCAGGGCGCGGATGGATTCTATCGCCTGATCCTTGCTCTGGCAGACGAAGGTCGCCGCTTTTGCTTTCTGTTTTGCCATGTGCATCTTCCTTTCAGTTCGGGGTGTGACGTTTGATCGACATGCCCAGGCCAGCCAACTGGCGGCTGACCGACTCGGGCATCGGGGTTTTTTCCAGTTTGCGCAAATTCGCAAACTCGGCTGCGGGGGCGGCTGGCGCGCTGGAACGTTCTTGGCTGTACGGGTAGGCCCGCGCCTCTTCGCGCTTGGCCTCGGCCGTGCCCTCGGCCCGGTCGGCGTGGCCGACCAGGATTTCCAGCAGGTAGCCGTGACTCTTCAACGGCAGCGTCAGGCGGTCGCGCTTGCCGACGATCTCTTCTAGCGCCGTCCGCCATGCCTCGACCGGCGCCGGCCAGATGCGCCCGCGCCGCTCGATGCGGCACGCTTCGATCATCGGCAGCAGCTCGCCGAGCAGCGTCTCGATGCGCCGCGCCGTCAGCGCCCGCTGCGCCGGGCGGAACAGCCGCAGGTATTGGTGCAGCGAGGCCGCCAGTGGCGACGGCACCTTGAAGGCCAGCAGCAGGGCGCGCTGCTCGTCCGCATCGGCCAGGAAGGCTTCGGGCGAGGCGAAGAAGCCGCAGGACGGACAGACGAGCTTCATACGCGGCTCACGGTGATATGCACGCTGGGGCAATCGACCAAGGTGCGATGCGGATTGCGGTCGATGATGATCTCGGCGCCATGTCCGAGGACGTGCTGGCTAAGCACGCGGCAGCCGAGCGTGCGCAACTGGCGCACCGCGCGGTTGGCCTCGGCGAGCTGGCGGACGAAGGCCGCGTGCAGCACGCGCGGGCGCGGGTCGATGCGGAAGACGTTCTCCATGGAGGCCTCCTATGCCAGGGATTGCAGGCACAACGCCTGTTTGGCCACCGCGTCGACCAGCTTCACGTCCAACGGCCGGTTGCGGCGGAACTCCTTGATGCCGGCGATCAGCCCCTCGACCAGCATCCGGGCGCTGCCCTTGCAGTACGCATAGAGCCGGGCGATCACGTCCTCGGCGACTTCCTCGGCGCCGAAAGCCGACTGCACCAGCGCGGCGGCATCCTCGGCCGTGATGCCGCGTACCGTCTCCGGCCAGAAGCCGGCGCGGCTGCGAATCTGGTCGAACTGCCCGTGTTCCGGCCTGATCAGGCCGGAAAGATGCTCGGTCCCGGTCAGGACGATGCCGACGTTCGCCAGGTCGCGGATGCGACGGATCGTGTGCAACTGATTCGGCGTCAACGTCTCGGCCTCGTCGACGATGACCAGGCTGTCGGTGTTTTTCAGGCTGCGGACCAGCTCGTCGAACTTGTCGGCGATGCTGCCCTTGCCGGGGCCGACCACGATGCGGTAAAGGTTCTTGGTCAGGCTGGCCTGGGTCATCGTCGGCGCCGCTTCGATGAAGTAGGTGTTGGGATGCGTCGCCGCGTAGTGCTTCAGGGCGAACGTTTTGCCGGTGCCGACGTAGCCGGTGGCCACCGCGAAGTTGCGGTACCGCCGCGCCATGTCGCAGGCGATGTTCACCAGCCGGAAGACACTGGTCTCGACTGGCGCCACGGCGTGGCCGCTGGCCTCGTCGGCGTGGCGCATGGCCGACTCGACCGAGGCCAGCAGCTTGCTCGGGCTGGTGACGTAGGTGCCCTTGAGAATCTGGTTCAGGCTGCTCGCCGAGATGCGCGCCAGGCGCGCCAGAGCGGCCTGGGTGTAGCTGCGGGCGTCAATCCAGGCCTGTACGGCCTGAATTTGAGCGATGTCGGCCGAGCTGTAGTGCGTGGGCCACTGAACGGTTTCGGTCATGATTTCCCTCACTCGAAAATATTGATTTCATCGCCGCCGTCATCGGGCAGCAGGCGGGTGGACTGGCCTTCGATGACGGCCCCATCGGCCACCGCGTCGGCGTCGATGACCAGGCCGGCGCGGGCCTTCTGTTCGTCCATCTTGCGTTCCAGGCGCTTGATGGCATCCTCGACGCGGGCCTGGCGCTTTTCTTCCAGGCGGGTCGGCGCGATGGCGTCGATCTCGCTGACCAGGTGCGCATCGCAAATCCACCGGCCGTCCGTGGTACGTATGACGCCGACCGCGTTGTCCATCAGGTCGTATTCGAGCATCAGCTTCTGCCCGTTGAAGGCGTGCAGTTCCGGATGCTTGTAGATGCGCTTGCCATGCCGCACCATGGCCCGGCCGACCGTGAGCAGCACCGCCTGGCGCTTGAGTTCCGTCACATTGCCGGCCGGCGGGATCGGCACCAGCCGCGACCACAGTTCGGCGCGCGTGACGCGCTTGTCTTCCGGATGCGGACGCTGCGTGTAGCGCTCGATCCAGGCGTTGAAGGCATCGGCGAACTCGCGCAGGGAAGGCAGTTGCAGCCGCCCGGCCTTCACGTCCGCCACCGTGCGGTTCAGCGCCTCGGGCGCCATGTCGTCGCCGCAGTACAGTTCCGGGTGCCAGAGCTTGAGGAAGTCATCCTTCATCGAGCGGAAGAAACGCTCGATCCAGCCCTTGCCGTGCGGGTTGCCGGGGATGGCGTGGATCGTCTGCTGGATGCCGGCGCGGGCGTAGAAGCCGATCATGTCGTCGCTCATCAGCCGGTTCTTGTGGCCGGAGCCGTTGTCGACATAGAGGAAGGGCGGCACGTGGTTCCACTTGGCGAAGCACTCGGCCCACATGTTCTGCACGGCATACGTGCCTTCGTGTTCGTCCGCGCGCCAGTGCACCGGGTAGCGGCTGCGCATGTCCATGGCGACCGTGAGTTCCGGCCGCCAGATGTCGCCGGTGACCGGGTGCGCCAGATACACGTCGGCGCGGTAGCCGTCCGCGACATACACGTCGCCCGGCAGGGCGTTTTCGGTGCTGCGTTTGATGTAAGCCTTCTCGGTCAGCTTGTAGAGGTTCTTGCCGATCCGGGCCGGGCTGTTGCGTCCGAGCATCGCGGGAACTCCTATCAGATAGTTGCGCACCTGGTCGTAGCTGATAGCGAAGTGATCGACCTCGACCAGTTTGCGATACACCGCCGACATGTCCGGCTGCGACGGCACGTTGAAGTATTCGAGGGCCGGCCCCCACCAGCCGGCCGCCTCGACGACGCGGCCCTTGTGGTCGGGCAGCAGCGCGGCGATGCCGCCTTCGCGGTACTGGGCGCACCACTCGCAGATGGCCGACCGGGAAGGCGTCGAGCGGCCCGCTTTGGCGGCGCCGGCCAGCGCGACGGCGAAGTGCGGGGGCAGATGCCCCGCGACGCCGCGTTCCAGCAGCAGCGCCACGGCGTTGTTCTGTGTCACGCCCTCATCGGTCAGCGTCCTGACGTAGAGCACCACCGTTTCCCGCCAGGTCGCCACCTGGCGCGCCCGGTCCGACGCCTCGCGCCAGGGATCGCGGTTGCGCAGCGCCAGCACCTTGGCCGTGGGCAACACCACCGCCGGCCCGCCGGCGGTGGGCTCGATGTACTTGACCATCTGTGCGCCTCGCATGGCCTACTCCCCGGCGCCCTTGTTCGCGGCACCCTTCGGCCGGCCCGGTCCCCTGGGCTTGGCGGCGTCGCGTTTCTCCTGTCGATTGGCGGCCTCGGCGGCGTGGCGGTTCTCGATCATCGGAAAGTCGAGCAGCCAGCGCCGCGCCTCTTCCGGCGTCAGGATGTGCATGCCGCCGATGTGGTCGGGCAGCGGATCAGTCAGCACGGCGTTGTCGCGCATGTAGTCGATCAGTTCGACGGCGCGGGCCGCGATGACATTGGCCGTGATCCATACCTGTTCGATCTGCAGGCGATGCTCGGGGATGCTCGCGGACTCGGCGTTGATCTCGTCGAACAGCTTCTTCAAAGCGACGATGGGCAGTTCGGCCTCGGCCTGCAGCGCCATGCTCTCGCTGCGGATGTCCTCGGTACGTTCCAGGAAGTCGGTGCAGCGCGCCTTGGCCGACGTGAGGCGCTTGATCTGGCTGTCCTTCCGCTCGATCTCGGCGTCGAGGTTCTTGCCGCGCCGCTCGGCGGCTTTCAAGTCCTCGGACAACTCGGCGTTCCTGGTTTCCAGCTCGCCCCTGGCTTGGCGCTCCTTCTCGATGGCGTCATAGGCGGCTTCGAGGACGTCATCCTTGCTGCCCGTCTGCGCGATCTGCGCCAGGGCTTCGCGCTGGTCGGCCGGGAGCTTGCGCCATTGGCGCAGCTCGCGGTATCCAGCACCAATCCGCGTCAGGTTTTCCAAAGCCTGTTCGCCAAAGGCGCGCAGGTTAATCAGGTCTTCGTCAACCTTGCTGACGGACATTCCGAGCGCTTGGCAAAAACCCTCCCAAGTCCCGACCGTCGTTACTTTTCCGTCTGGAAGAAGCAGCTTTACATCGGCAATATGCTTGTAAGCCTTTGTTTCTTTGATGTGCAGCAGTTTTTGCAAACTCACGACGTCGGCAAAACGGGCGAAAGAATTCGCCATCTGAATCTGACCGATCAACTGATTAACCAGATCACGGCCATCCGACTCAACAAGTTCGCCCGCTACAGGCATTTGGGGCTTTGTATCGGACCGCAAGCGAGCAACAGCAGTTTGCGTTCCAGCCGAGTAGACGGGGTCGGTCTTGTCCAACTCGGGTGTCTGTCCGGCTGCGATGCGTTGAGCGTAGAGATGTTCTGCAAACGTCGGCTCGGGCGTAGCGACTTCTCCAATGCCCAATAGATCGATTTCACTGCCTTGATCTTTGCCGTTTTTCTTAGGAAGCATGTCAAGCAGTTCTTCGTCGGTCTTAATTCTTCGTGCCATCTGTAATCTCCATGGAAACGCGCTTGTCACCGACATAGCGCGGGTGTGCGGTGTGCTCGACGGCCATGTGTGCGAGGACCTGCAGACGTTCGGCCAGGGCAATCAATTCAAGCGGGCGGAGTTCCACGCCGTTGAACGGCTCGGAATCGAGAACGATCAGAGGCCGGCCGTGGCGACAGCGCGTGAGCTTGGCCTGCATGTTGTTGATGGTCATGATCGTGCCGCTCCGCTACAATCAGGCGGCTTGCTTCATGCCGAGCGCAACGGCGATTTCGTGCCCCTTGCCGTACAGGCCCTTCATCTGCCCGTTGAGCACCAGATACACGGTATGACGTTTGTAGCCGCGTTCTTTTGCCCATTGGGTAATGGTTCGCCCTTCGCGCTTGAACTTGGCTTTAACTTGGTCTGCAGTCATGGCGTTGTTACCTCGCTTTGTCTGTGGAAGATGATTTAATCAACTTACGATGATTAAATCATCGTTCTCACCTATCGTCAAGGGTCGCTATGGACTTTTTTGAAGAGGCCGCGCTGCGGCTCAAGCAACAGCTCAAAGTAAAAGAAGACAAGGAGGTGGCGGCATTCCTAGGAATGTCCGCATCAGCGCTGAATATGCGCAAGAAGCGTGGGAACTTTCCGATCAAGGAAGTTTTTGCGCTAGCTGCACAGCGCCCTGAACTAGGGCTTGACCCTGATTGGATCGTCACCGGCTCCAGCAACAAAATGGAGACCTCGGATAGCCGCGAAGCTAGCCTGTTGCAGTGCTTTCGTAAGCTAAAAGACAGAGATCAACAGCGCCTACTGGAGATTGCGCTGTTGTTGTCCGGGGAAATGGTGCTGGCGATTCCACCCACCAAATCGGCCGAAAAGGGAAAGTAATGTCGGACGAACATGCCGTGTCCGTTGCGTCGCTGGATTCCCGCAAAGCACAGATGTTGAAGCTGGCTGCGCTACGTCCTTTCTGGATGCGTCGTGGTCCATGCAGCAATGGGGACAGCCTTATCTCCAGTGCCGGGAATGTGCCATGCCCTTGCGAGCAGGCGAGCTTTGATTGTCGGTTGTACTCGCTGACCAGGACAGAGTTTTCCAAACTACAACTAAAGGCAGAGAGCCATTGAGGTAAGAATGTTTCTTTTTTCCAAAGAAGGCAGAGACGCATTTCTGACATTCGTTCGGAATCTTCCGGCACAGATCATTTTGCTAAGCCCATGTGTCTTTTTACCAAAGCTTCAAAACTTCGACTCCCACTCCTTTTCGGACATAGCGGCTTGGTTTTGCGTCGCAGCGATATTTGCGTTTGCTTTCTCAGCCAACATCATTGAATTTATCAATGCAAACCTCGCGAATGACGAGGTGCGTAACGTGAAAGCTGGACTACGTGAGGCGGCTGTGACCGGCCCGCGATTTTGGTTTTTGTTATTCTGGCGGGCGCGTCGTCAGCTACTAAATTTCTGGCTTGCCATGGTGATTTGCTACATCGGTGTTTTAGTAGTCTTTGCCATGGTTTTTTGGGGAGTCTTCGGCAAGTTCGGCGCCTTAAGAGCGTGAAAAAATAAACCGGAACTGAGAAAGGGGAGAAATGGACTTTTCACTGATCAGCGCTGCCGTCACTTCCCTGCGCGCTGCCAAAGACATTGGCACCGCTGCCATTGAACTGAGAGACTGGAATCAGATGGTTGGCGAGCTCACCAAGATGAACGGCGAACTGCTCAAGGCTCAAGATGCTCTCTTCGCTCACAATGCTTCCCTGCTCGAACTTCACGGCAAGTATGCCGACGCGTGTAACGAACTGCGAAAAATGAAGGATGCTTTGAACGAGCGCAGCCGATACGCGCTGTTCGAGATCGGTGCCGGCAAGTTCGCGTATCGCCTGAAAGTCGGTGGCACAGGGGAGGCTCCCTTCGTACCAGGCGCAGACGAACCGATGCATTACTTGTGTCAACCGTGCTTCGACGCTGGCCGTAAGATGGTTCTGCAACTTTACCTCGACGCCGCCGATGGGCCGGTCGCCATGTGCCCCCATTGCAAGCATTTTTTTGAAGCCGAGCGGGCAAGGCAGTAGCGGATTCATGCGTGCCTCCGGTTGTTTGCGGTCGAAGCATTAAACCCTTGAGTTTCCTGACTGAACAGCAGGAAACATTTCCCACCTGACCCCGCTTCGCGCGCGCGCGTAACCTCCGATTGTCATTTCTCATGAACAATCGGAGGTTACCTCATGAAGTGTCCTCGCCGGCTCCCCCGCCTTTTCTGGTGGCTGATCGCCAACGTCCTGCTGCTGGCCTTCATCGGCCTGTTCTATCCACAGCAGCTCCCCGTCAGCCTGTACAAGCTGTCGCTGGTCACTATGGCGGCGGTATCCGGCTACTGGCTGGATCGCTCCCTGTTTCCCTATGCCCGGCCGGACGAATTCATGTCGCGGCCGTTCTCCCCCGGCAGTCCCTACGTACCTGACAGAGCGGTCCCGCCGGCCCAGCAGATTGCCTTCTCCGCCGCCATGCTGCGCCGAGCCGTGATCGTCGGCTGCGCGATGCTGGCCGTGGGCCTGGGGGCGTGATGAGGACGGCACGCACTATTGCCCTTTGGGCGCTGGCGACCTGGGCGGTAATGCTGGCGCTGTCCCTGCTGGCGCCAGCAAGTGCTCAAGACGTGCCCCGCCAGGCGCACCGGCACCGCGCCGATCTCGTTCGCGCCGCGCATGCGGCCTGGGGGCTCGATGCGCCGATTGCCGTGTTCGCCGCGCAAATCCACCAAGAGAGCGGGTGGAACCCGGAGGCCGTCTCCCGCGTCGGCGCGCGCGGCATGGCGCAGTTCATGCCGGGTACGGCGGCGTGGTGGTGCGATCTCAACGGTCAGGCCGCCAACGATTGCCAGCCGACCAATCCGGTGTGGGCCATGCGCGCCCTGGTGGGCTATGACCGCTGGCTGTTCGAGCGGGTGCAGGGGCCGACCGAGTTTGACCGCCTGTGGGCCACGCTGCGCGCCTACAACGGCGGGCTGGGGCACTGGCAGCGGGAAGCCGCCACGGTACGCCCCGCGGTTGATCACCACACCGTCGATAGCGCCTGCGGCAAGGCGCGCAGACACGTCAGCTTCTGCCCGGAGAACCTGGGCTATCCCCGGCGCATCCTGCTCGTCCTGCAGCAGCGGTATCTCGCCTGGGGACGCGGGGTGCCGGCATGACCATCCCGGTGATTTCCACGTGGGTCAAGGTGCTCGCCGCCGTGGTGCTGGCGGCGGTCATCGTGTGGGGCATCCACGCCTACGGCCAGGAGCAGTACGGTCAAGGCGAAAAGGCCGAGCGGGCGGTGTGGCTTGGCCGCGAGAACACGGCACTCACCAGGGCCAATGCCCGTATCAAGCAACTGGAGGAAAAAGAGCGCGCCAAGGAACGTCAGAACACCGCCGACATGGCCGCTGCATCGGCCGATTACCAGAAAGGGCTTCAGGATGAGAAAGCAAAGAAGGATCGTGTCATTGATGATCTGCGCCGTGACAATCGGCGCCTGCGCATCGCCGTCAAGCCCGATTCTTGCACCGATGGCTCCGGTGGAAGTGGAAGCGGCGTGTCCGGCGCCGCCACCGGCGGACGTGATGGTGAAACGCGAGCCGAACTTTCTGTCGAGGCTTCTGGATTTCTTGTCGGACTCGCCTCTGAGGCCAACGAAGTAGTACGCCAATTGACCGCCTGTCAGGCCGTCGTCATTGCTGACCGGGAGATGTGCCGAGCCAGCGCCACCGAAGATCGTAAACAGCAAAGGGAGCAATGATGGAAAACGACGGCAACCGCCGCGACAACTCGCAGATCATGCACAGTATCGGCCAACTGACCGGCGCCGTGCAGGCCATGCACCAGGGGCTGACGGCGCGGATCGACGACATCAAGTCGGACATCCGCCGCCTGGAAGCCGCGCAGAGCGAGCGCATGGACCGGATCGAGGACAGCCTGGGCAAGCGGATCGACGCCGTGGAAACGAACGTCGGGAAGCGGATCGATGGCATCGGCGCCCGCGTCACGACGCTGGAGGCCGAGAACAAGCGCCTGATCGAGAAGACGGCCAAGTTCTCCGCGTTCGGTGGCGGCGTCGGCGGCGCGCTGGTGGCGGCAGCCGTCGAGATCATCAAGCGGTTTTGACCTGATGGCGCATTCTCAGGAAACCCGCGGGCGCGTCCGGCAGCTCTATATCGAGGGCATGCCCTTGAACGGCGCGGCCGTGACGTGCGGCGTCAGCTACGACACCGCGCGCGAGTGGAAGCGGATCACCAAGGCCAAGGGCGACGACTGGGACACGGCCCGCGCCGCGTACCGTATCAGCGACCAGGGCATGGACGAACTGAACAAGCAGCTCGTCGAGGATTTCGCCCGCCAGGTGATCACCACGACGCGCGAGCTTGAGAACGCGCAAATCCCCGCCGCCGACAAGGCCACGCTGATCGCGCAACTGGCGGACGGCTACGCCAAGTTCAGTAAGGCGTTCGGGCGGCTGAATCCGCAGCTTTCCGGGCTGTCCGTGGCGCTGGATACGCTCAAGGTCATCGCCGAGTATCTCAAGAAGCACGATCCGGCCGCGCTGCGGGCGCTGCAGCCGCATGTCGAGGACATCGGGGCGGTGCTGGGGAAACGGTATGCGTAATTGGATGAAAGGGGGGCTGTTCATCCTGGTCCCCGTGCTGTTCATCGGTGGAATCGTCCTGTTCACCCAGTCCGAGCTTGGACAACGCCTTGAGCGCGAGCGGGATGAAGAGATTCGGCGGCGGCAAACCCCGCACGTCATCAGGGAAGCGGATGGCTGCAAGGTCTATGCGTTCGAGGCCGGAGCACGCTGGCACTACTTCACCCGGTGCCCGGATAGTCGCACCTCGACCGAGAGCACGTGGGAGGAATGCCGCATGGTCGGGAAAGTTCGGCACTGCGATCAGAAATCCGAAACCATTGATGCGGCGCGCTGATCATGCGTGAATTCGACTGGTCCGACGATTACGAAGACCTGACCGAAGTCAAGAACCTGGGCGACTTTCAGCGCCGCATGGAAGCCTTCGCCGAGGAACTGCGCCAGACCATCGAACTGGAGTGCGAGGCGTTCCCGATTGATCCAGAGGCCAGCCGAAGCCGGCGCGAACGCGCCGTCGTCGACTATGAGTTCTTCTGCCGGACCTACTTCCCGCACTACGTTCCGACCGATCACTTCTCGCTGTTCCATCGCTTCATCTTCGAGCGTTTCCCGGCAGTGATCGATGGGAATGCCGATGCCCGCGAAGTCCACGAAGCGCCGCGCGGCGAAGCCAAGTCGACCTACGAGACTCAGCTTGGCAGCCTGTGGTGCATCTGCCGGGCCAACTACCTCGCCGAGCTGGTGCCGCAGGCCAGCAAGAAGGCGCGCAAGTGGCTGATCGGCATCATCATGAACACGCTTGAGCAGTCGATTGAAATGCTCGAAGCGATCAAGGCCGAACTGGACAGCAATCCGCGCTTGGCGGCGGACTTCCCCAAGGCGGTCGGCCGTGGCCGCATCTGGCAGGCGGCGACCATCGTCACGGCCAACGGCATCAAGGTTCGCGTCGGCGGTGTCGGCAAGAAAATGCGCGGCATGCGCCACGGCCCGCACCGCCCCGGCCTGATCTTCCTCGACGATCTGGAAAACGACGAGAACGTGCGCCAGAAGGAGCAGCGCGACGCCACCGAAAATTTCGTCGTCCGGGCCGTCGTCGGCTTGGCTGGCCCCGCCGGCGGTACGGACATCTTCTGGGTCGGTACCAGCCTGCACTACGACGCCGCGATCAACCGCGTCTCGCGCAAGCCCGGCTGGCGCCGCAAGGTGTTCAAGTCGATCATGCGCTGGCCGGATCGCACCGACCTTTGGGAGAAGTGGGAAGGCATCTACACCTCGGCGGCGGCCAGCGACGAGGATGGCGCGCAGGAAAAAGCCGAGGCCGAGGCACTGGCCTTCTACCAGGCCAATAAGGCGCTGATGGATGCCGGCGCGGTCGTATCGTGGCCGGACGTCCGTCCGCTGTACCGCCTGTACTGCATGTACGCGAGCGATCACGACGCCTTCAACCAAGAACAGCAGAACGAGGCCGGCAACGATGATACGGCGCCGTTCAAGAACATCCAGTTCTGGGTGGATCGGCGCAACGACTGGCTGTTCTTCGGTTCCATCGACCCGAGCTTGGGCAAGAAGAACAAGAAACGCGACCCCTCGGCGATCCTGGTCGGCGGCCTGAACCGCAACACCATGACGCTCGATGTCGTCGAGGCCGATATCGCCCGCCGCGTGCCGGACCTGATCATCAGCCGCGCCATCGATCTGCAGCAGGAATACCGCTGCCTTGCCTGGGGCGTGGAAATCGTGCAGTTCCAAGAGTTCATGTACACGGAACTATTGAAACGCGCGGCGCTGGCCGGCATCGCTTTCCCCGGCATTCCGATGCCCGAGGACGTGGAAAAGGAACTGCGCATCATCAGCCTGCAGCCGCATGTGACCAACGGAAAGATCAGGCTGCACCGCTCGCAGACCGTGATGATCGAGCAGTTGAAGTTCTGGCCCGAGGCCGATCACGACGACGGACCGGACGCCCTGGAAAAGCTTTGGAAGCTGGCGAAGCAATTTGCCGGTGAGTGGGCCTACCACTCGGCCGGCTCGTCGCGGAACGACCGGCGCGGCACCCGTCGCGGCGACAGCGACGATGACGATGGATGGGATGACGACGATGATTAAAGAGATCAAGGCCGCCCTGGCCAGCGCGGTCAAGCGCGGCCTCGACAGCATGCAGTCCGGGCCGCGCTCGGCCCAGGGCAACACGGCGAATTATCTTTCCGTGCAGACGCTGCCGCCGGCACGGCTGGCCGCCGCCTTCCAGCAGGCCGACCAGGGCTATATCACGGATCAGGCCAGGCTGTTCAACCTGATCGAGCAGCACGACAGCCACATCTTCTCGGAGCTGGCCAAGCGCCGCCGCAACGTCACCGGCCTGGGCTGGAAGCTGACGCCGAAAGATGACGCCAACCAAAGCGAAATAGACCGCACGGCCGAGTTGGAAGACATCCTGCGCAAGATTCCGCACTTCGAGGACATGCAGTACGACCTGACGGACGCCATCGGCAAGGGCATTTCCTGCCATGAGACCGACTGGCAGACCGGCAGCACGTGGTATCCGAAGGGCTTTCAATGGGTACCGCAGACCGAATTCCAGATCGATACGGCCACGGGGAAACTGATGTTCGTCAAGAACGGCCTGCCGGAGCCGCTGCGCGAAGGCGGCTGGGTGGTACATGAACACCGTGCGCTCTCCGGCTACATCGAGCAGGCGGCGCTGTTCCGCGTGCTGGGCTGGACGTATGCCTACAAGGCGTACAACAAACTGGACATGCAGAAGTTCCTGGAGAAGTACGGTTTGCCGTTGCGGCTCGGCAAGTACCCGGCCGGGATCGGCGACAAGCAGCGCGACCAGTTGCTCAAGGCCGTGCGCAACATCGGCCACGATGGCGCCGGGGTGGTCCCGGCGAACATGACCATCGATTTCGTCCAGGCGACGGCAGCCGGCAAAGTCGATGACTTCCTCAACGCCATTGCCTACTGGGAGCGTAAGCAATCCATCGCCATCCTGGGCGGCACGCTGACCAGCCAAGCGGACGGGAAGACCAGTACCAACGCGCTGGGTGAGGTCCATGAACGGGAGCTGCGCAAGATCCTGCTGCATGACGTCGGCCAGATCGATCCGACGATGAACGGCCAGGTAGTACAGCCGATTGCACTGGTCAACGGCATGTTCCCGCCTGACCGCGTTCCGGTCTTCTCGCACCTGACCGAGGAGACGCCGGACCAGGCGAAGATGGCCGACGTGCTGGACAAGGCCGCCGGCATGGGCATGGAGATCGACGTGGATTACGCCCACAAGATCATGCAGATTCCGCGCGCCCGCAAGGATGCGAAGCTGCTGACGCCCGCCGGTAAAGCCAAGCCCGCCAGCCCGGCCGACGCCGCGCTTGCCCGCCTGGTGGCGCTAGCCGGAGAGGCCGACGACGACGTGACGACGGCCTACGGCGCCCAGCTCGCGCAGCTCTGCGCCCCCTTCGAGCAGCAGTTGATCCAGCAGATTTCCGCCATCGTCGCCGAGGCGGGCAGCTTCGATGAGGCGCTGGAGAAGATCGACGCCCTGCGCGCCGATCCGAAGTTCGCCGAGGCGCTGGCCAAGGGGATGGCGGCAGCGCATCTGGCGGGGCGGTATGAGGTTGGGAACGGAGAGTGATACCGGCTAGGCGGAACCGGAAAAGTCCGCCACTTTCAGAGGAACCCAGCATGAACGACCAAGCAATCGAGCAGGAAATCCAGGCCAAGGGGCTGACCGCGCCACGCATCACGCCGGACGATATCGAGGCGAACATCGCCAGTGAGCACTACTTCACGGCAGCGGAAGGTGTCGATATAGCCGACCCCGAGATGACGGATGCGAAGATGCCGCAAGCCCTGAAACTCTTGACCTTCTGCGTCCTCATCCTGCGCAACGGCTTCACCGTTACTGGTGAATCGGCCTGTGCCAGCCCGGAAAACTTCGATGCCGCGCTTGGCTGCAAGATCGCCCGCCAGAACGCCGTGCAGAAGATTTGGCCTTTGATGGGCTATTTGCTCAAAGAGCGTTTGAACGTCCGTCAATAACTTCCGGAGGGAATGTGACTTTCCTTGAGTGTCCGGGCTACGGCATAAATTCGCAGCGAGTGACCATCGTTTGCGAACGGATCGTCAGCTTCAGGTTGATCGACTACAACGGTAGTTACGGAACCGTGATCGATCTCGACACTGGAAAATCCGTGCATGTTGGCATGTGGCCGGACGATTTTAAAAAGGCTGTCACAAAAGCCCTCGAAGGGGCGTAGGCCATGCCACCTCCGGCCTATCTCCCTTTCACCGAAGCCATCGACTTCTATAAGTCGAAGATCAAGCTGCCATCGTCCGGCTGGACCGACATCTGGCAGGAACAGAACAGTCACGCCTTCGTGGTGGCCGGTGCCACGCACGATAACTTGGTCGAGGACTTCTACAACGCCATCGCCCAGGCCAAGGAAGCCGGCGGCTTCGCCGAGTTCCAGAAGGCATTCCCGGAGATCGTCAAAAAGCACGGCTGGGCATATAACGGCTCGCCCGGTTGGCGCTCGAAGATCATCTACGACACCAACGTCACGCAAGCCTTCAACGCCGGCCGGGAAAAACAGATGCAGGCGGTCAAGCATTTGCGGCCGTATGGCCTATACCGCCACACCAGCAAAGAGCATCCGCGCCTCGACCACAAAGCCTTAGACGGCCTGATCGTGTTGCTCGACGATCCGTGGTGGGATACGCACACCCCGCAGAACGGTTGGGGTTGCAATTGCCGGAAATACTCGCTTTCCCGTTTTGAAGCCGAGCGGGCGTGGAAGAAAAAGGGCATGAACGGTCCCGACCAGGCGCCGCCCATTGAATGGGAAGAGCGCGTCGTCGGCAAGAACGGCAGCAACCCGCGTACCGTGCGTGTGCCGAAGGGCATCGATCCCGGCTTCGCGTACAACCCCGGCAAGGCGTGGCTTGAACCGCATACCGTTCCACCGCTGATGGGTTACAACGCGGTGTTGAAAGAACGTGGAACGCCTTGGCCGACTGGGGTGGTACGCCCGCCGCTACCGCAAGCGAAGCATCTTCCGCCACACGCTGTTCTGCCTGCCGGCACCGCGCCGGAGGTCGCCGTCTCGGATTTTCTGGATATCTTCGGCGCGTCTCTTGAGGAAGGCGCGGCGTTTACCGATGCAACCGGCAGCACGCTGGCCATCACAAAGGCGCTGTTCGTGAAAGGCAGCGAGAAGGAAAGCGATAACTTCAAGTGGCTGACCGAACCGGAGAAAGCTGACCGTCTCCAGTACATCAATCTGCTCGCGATGACCCTGATCGAGCCAGATGAAATATGGTGGGCCTGGGAGAAGGATGCATCGACGCCAGGCAATTGGCGATTGAAGCGGCGGTACTTGAAAGCGTTCGAGATCGACGGCGACGGCCGCTACGGCGTGGGCGTCTTCGAGTGGTCAAAGGCAGGATGGACCGGCGCCACGGTCTTTCCGACCAACAAACAGAAGTATTTCGACCGGCAGCGCCTCGGCCGGCTGATCTACAAAAAGTAACGCGGCCGATTGGCCGCGCTGCTACGGATCAGATATGGGGCAGTAGCGCATGCGCGCAGTCTGACGTCACCGTGAGGACAATATATGCAATTCACCGTCGAATTTCAAGCGGATCACCTCTCCAGGGTCATGGAGGCGGTTCGCCGCGAAGTGGCCACGCCGGAGGAAATGCTGGGCAGCATCGGCGAGTCGCTTTTTCGGGTGAATCAGGAACGGCACGATCAAGGCTTGGACCCCGAAGGAAAGCCCTGGGCAGAACTGGCCGATTCCACCAAGGCGGCAGGAGAACGCAAGGGCGGTCCGTTGAATCGCACGGGCCGGATGCTCAAGAACTTTCACTACCAGGCGGCTGGCGACACCTTGCGCCTCGGCTTTGATGCCGGCGACGGTTTTCCGGCCGTTTTTCACCAGGACGGTTCAGAGCCGCACATCATTAGACCGCGCAAGGCAAAGGCGCTGGCTTTCGGTGGGGTTTTTCGGCAGCGGGTCAATCACCCCGGTTTGCCCGCGCGCCGTTTGGTCGGATTCCCCGAGTCGGATCAGCAGCTCGTCGCCGATGTGACGGCCGACCATTTATCGCTGGTTTTAAATAGCGTTCGCTGATTGAATAAACGGCCTTCGAAGTGCGGATATTCCCCTACTGACCGACCGAATTTCCCGTACTTTCTTCCCGAGTTTTCCACACTTTTACCCCAGAACTGTCCGGAAATCAGATTTTTGGTCCTTTTGCCGTTTCCCCTGTATTTCCGGGCTTTTCGGGCCTTTTTTTGGTTCTCCTAATCGTCCAGATTCCACACCCCCCGTACTGGATGACCGCGACGTAGATGCCGCTGCCGACGGCGACCGCGGCCAGATCCTCGGTGCCGAAATGCCCGAGCAGCACCGTGTCGATCACCATCATGCCCATCGACGCCAGCTGGGCGATCAGCATCGGCCAGGCATGGGCGACGATCAGGCGGGATTGATGGAAGAACAT